AGGCTAAGGCTGATCTTAATTTAGGATACTTGTTTAAAATTTGTGGTGGCACAACCATTTCACCGGGAGCCAAGTGACCCATGATAGAGTCTCCGCCTCTGCCTTTTCGGGCAGCTTTATTCATTTGGTTCTTCATTACTAATTCCCCTTTTGTAATTTAAGAATTTCTTTTAATTTAAAAATAACGGATCGTTGTCCGCCACGATATGCTAGATCACTAACATCTATATCTTTAGTATATTCAAGAGGAGGATAGCACTCCTCAAGAATCTTTATTAGTCTTTCGTCTATTGGTGGGTACTGTTTCTTTTCTCTCATTTAATTTCTTTTCCAATTCATTAATACGATCAATCAATTCTAAAATAACACTAGCTATTTCTTGTGGTTTAACAGCACCACCAATTTTTAATCTTGTTAAAACGTCTAACATTATACCTCCGTTATTTCACATGATCCGCCAGTACATGCCAACGTTTGTGAAGCCTTTGTATTATCTTCTTTCTCGAACTCTGAAAGTTTATTAAAGTTCACGAAAGGGATTCGATCTGCTAATATATTGTAAGTTACTTCGTCGATCTCCTCGAAAGGTGCTTGCTCGTAAACATGATCAATCTTCGGTAAGAAAGATACACCTTGGATATCTTGGAAGTTATTCCAAACCCATGAGCCAATCTCTAAGAACTCATCGTCAGAATAGTTAACAGTAATAGATGGGTTATGCTCACACCAATGGTTTCTCCACACTCTCCACAACTCTAAATGTTCTAACGCCGTGATCTCCTCAGCGACCTTAGCATTCTTAGAAGACTGCATTGGGAAAGAGAAGACAACTGTATGATCAGGGTTAAGAACACAGTCTTCATGTGGAACTCCTTGGTCTTTAAGCATATGATAAATAGGATCTTTCTTGTCGATTCTTACACGGCGAATATAATGTCGTGAGAATCTAGGGTGAATACCAGACGAGGTATCACACAGACAAGACACGGTTCCGCTAGGCTTGACGCAAGTAATAGCAGACGATGGATTAATACCAATCTTATCTGCCCAAATCTTATTGGTCTTTCTAGCATAGTCTCTCCACTTATTCAAACGACCCGCAAGAACTTGCAGTCCTTCTTTACCCCAAGTAATAGGATTGTCGTAGATACCAGTGAACGAAACACCCAGCAATCTCTCCTCTTCTACATTCTTCTTCCACTCATCTTGTAAGAATGGGAAGTTAGTAAAGGAAGATTGTAACGTACCAAGAATGGTAGCGGCTTCGATCTTTCTCTTGATGTCACTAATCTTATCATCTGGTTTAACAATAACCTCAGTAAGATTACAGAACTGATTTGGTCTGAGAAGAATCTCAGCACAAGGATTCAATCCGTAATTAATAGATGAATCTCTACCCAACCAGTCGCACTGTTCTTTGGCACCATCTCGATTAAAGATACCCCGCTCACCTGAACGAGAATCATACAGGCTTTGCCATTCATCGACAAACTCACCGAACGATGGTCGCCCGTTATAAACAGCAGAGTTATTAGCGAGAGATCTAAAGTTAGATCCTTCCCACCATGATCCACTCTTACACTTAGCCATCTCTTTATTAGAGAGATCAGACAAAGAAATCATGGCAGACCTTCTAACACCGCCGACCACGATAGACTGCGCAATCACACAACAAATATCGTGGCATTCTAAAGCGGTAAGTCTTCTACCTTGAGCATTATAGAAAGTCTTAGTAACAAACTTAAACACCGCATCCAATGGATCGGGTCCGCTTGATCGCCCTCCGAAGGTCTTGAGTCTACTACCTGCGGGTCTAATCTTGTGCAGTTCCCACGTGGGGTGCTGACCTTCTCGCAATGCAGTAATTAAGTTGTGAAGTCCAGTAGCCCAACCCTCTTTAGAATCATCGGGAACAATAAACAAGTCTTCGTTCCGTTTGATCTCAGGAATAACAGGCAACTGAGATATAGCGTGCTCCTCTACAGAGTAACCAACACCAGTACCATTCATGAGTACATACATTAACTCACTAAATGATCTCATATCATTAATCTCTAAGTATGAGCAGTTATAAATACACGTGTTATCTCTATCAGCCGCAGGTCCAGCGGTCATCAAGGCACGCATACTAGGCATGATTTCCATATTCTTAATCATGTCCTTAATATCTGATCGTTCTTCTAACACGGGATGATGTCCTGACATCCAATCCCAATAGCGGTCCACAGTCTCGGACCAAGTTTCTCGTCTGTTCTCTTCTGGAATCCAACGAGCGTACTTTGATACAGCAATAAACTGCTGGAAAATGTTCATTCAAATTCTCCTATATCTCTTATACCCAACTATAAATTTCTTCAGGAACCCAAGCGTTAATATCTTGAGTTTCTTTATTAAACTCACCCTCTCTGAGGATACGAACACATCTTGCCTGAGCCAAGAAATACTCCTTATCGAACCCATCTTCTTGATACGCCCAATAGATTTCTTGGAACCAGTCTTCTTGATCAAACTTAATGATCTCAGATTCAAAGAACCTTTTACCTTTACCCGGAAGACCGGGGATACCATCCGTAGAGTCTCCCTTGATTAACTGAAACGCTAAGAATTTATCTGCTTCAGCATCGTCAATATAATTAGGACACTCATCTTTATCTGGATTGTAGTGCCATCCGGGTACACCTTTAAGATCCTTGTCAATTGTCACAGCGATAGCATCACCGGATGAAGCAGCAATACCCATGATATCATCTGCCTCAATCCGATCATACTGTTCTATATTAAGACCTTCAGTTAGGATATCAACTGAGTGGATGAGACAATCGGGTTTATCTCTAGCATCTCGATGTGCCTTGTACGATTTCCAATAGTCTCTTCTATAGTTATCTGCTCTGTTACAGGAGAATGCAACGACAACTTCGTCACATCCTTCTGGTGTCCAGAGTCTGATATCTTCTTTGAGCCTGTCTTCTAGATAGTCTACTCCCTCTATGTCTGCCCAGCAGGCTGCTTTGAATGCTAAGATGTCTCCATCTAGCACACACTTATTCGGCTTCTTCATTCTTTAACTCCAGTAATCTTTCAAGTATCTGACTAATTAAAGTTTCAATCTCAGGTAATCTATCTTCTCGCTTAGCTTTGCATAGTTCACAGTCACAATCTTCACACGAGCTACAGTTATCTAGACTCAACCAGATTTCATGTAAATACCCAATTTTATTTCTGAGTGAAGACTCATCTTCGTTGTTGCGAAGAAGCCAAGGGAAGATGTCACGATAGTCTTTATCTTCCTCAAGGATCTTGTTGGCTAAATGTTCGGACTCATGATTACGCCACTCGGCATCGGCATCTTCCAGTTCTCTTTCGCCCGGAGATACAAAGACAAGCACGGCGTTACGCATACGACCATAAGCTACTTCGTTCATGTATCGACAGTCATCAACAATGATAACGTGTTCCCAATACTCGTCGCCTCTATCTCGTCTTACATCTTCCATCTTAAGAACTTCTTTAACTTTATAATCAAACTTCTTGATCCAATACTCTGGGTCTTCTGCTCGTTTAGATGCACCCATTTCTTGACAAGTCTTTCTGTATTCTTCTGGATGAGTTTCTTTTGTTAGACCCATAGACTCTACTTCTTCTTTAATGAAAGAAGCAAACGACACCAGCATAGGACGCATTCCTTTATTGAACACGGCTTCAGCCAGTAGTTTTGCTGCGGTTGTCTTCCCTACTCTAGCGGGACCGCCAAATATAATCATTCTCATTTTGTTTAACCCACCTTAGTAAGTGTTTTGGATTTGTATAAATAGGAACATCTACTCCACATCGACGTAGCAGTTCACAAGTTACAGACGTACACGTAACAGGATTCTTCTTCAAACCAAAGAACCAAAGTATTACATCTTTCTTATTACCCTTTGGTTTAGTAGACAGGTACTCGTAAAGGGAAAAGGTGTCACACTCTTTCTCCTCTAGTTCTATTTCTAAATCTGCCCTACCAAATTTGTTTTGAAACATATCTTTTGGTACTAGCCTAGCATGATCTCCATAGAAGGCAGCAAGATACGCATCGTCTAACTCAATAGCACAATGCGTATACCTTGTTCTGCCTAGTAATTGAATGAGTATACCGTAAAAGTAAAAGTTGTTACGAGATATTCTGTGGCTTTTAGTATAGAAGCATAGTACAGGTTTAGTTTTCATACTCAATATACATCTTAAAGGCTGTTGCGATTGCGTGCTCTGCCCTAGCACCGGGACTATTCTCCCAACCTCTTAACATATAGATAGAATCACAAGACATAAGAAGAATAAAATCTTCGGTAAGAATTTGATTCATGTCTTCTTTAGATAGATTATAGATATCAATCTCCTCATCTCTAAGTTGATCTATCTTAGCAGGATTGATAATAGTTTTGTAAATCTTTCTGGTTTCTAATTTCTTTTCTGCTCTTAGAAACGCAGGATGATTGTTCTCTGGATATCCTCTCATGGGTCCAGCAATATATAAAGTTAACTTAGTGGCATTCTGACCAGTTGTTTCCAATTTGATATTCTCCTGTTAGTGGAACCTTGCAAGCAAAGCGATGACCTGCATCTTCAATAGCCTTGATACCAAGTTTACCCAGTTGTTCTGCGTCATCGGGGTGACACTCTAATTGCCACTCGTCATGTACAGTAGCCATAAACTTTGCTCTGATTTTATGTTTCTTAATGTAAGTATCCAGCAGGCACTGGGCAAGTTTCATAATCATTGCACCATCGCCTTGAAGTTGCACGTTCAATGCTGCATGAATAGACCTGCATGGTACATGTCTACCATCTAGCAATTCAATCGTACCTCTTTTGTTTACTTGGAACTTACACTTCTCAATAACTTTCTTCAAAGCAGGGAGTTCTCTTAGGAACTTCTCCTTCAGTTGTTTACCCATAGCAGCGGACTGATTAACAATCTTGCCAATCTTTGCATCTCCTGCACCATAAATAAAACCATAGAAGAAAGTCTTAGCATCGTTACGTGTGGGTAGTCCGGCTGCGTGTTGATTCAACGTATGAACATCTTCTTCAACCACAACCTTACCGTATGCACCACCATCGTACTCTGCCATACGATTAGCCAGCATTCTAGCCTCAAGACCAGAAGCGTCAATGCCAACTTGCTTCCACCCTTTGGTAGGGATAAACAAAGATCGTGCTCTCTTATCGCCTGACACCTGTTGTAGATTCGGTTGGCTTGCAGTCATGCGACCAGTGACCGTACCCTGTGGATTAATACTACCGTGAATACGACCGTCTCTTGAAGATTGTGATCGCTTGATCCAATCTTCTACCTGTCCCATGAGTTTAATAGTGTTGAAATAATCTACCAGTATTTTTGCCTCTGGATATTTCAACGTCTTAAGAACAGACTCATCAACCTTTGGATTACCCTTCTCTGTTAGTGGAGGAACCCAGTTGTACTTATCATGAAACCTTTGAGCAATCTGTGCACGAGAGCCGGGATTGAATACAGTTACTTTATCCTTTAGTCTCTTACCTGTTTTGTCTGACCACCTCTGCTCTACAATAGGTGGGAATACTTCTCGTAAGTTCTTTTCAGTCTCACTTACAAAGGTATCTAAGTTTTCATACAACTCTTCTGCTTTAGATAGATTGAAACCAAATCCATTCTCTGTTTGTTCAGCAATGATGCGTGACACAACATGCTCAAGTCTAACACTCTTGTTGTACTTTTCAATAAACTCTTCTTGATGATTAAAGATCTGCAAGTTTACTTTAACATCTTGCACACAGTACTCAAGCATCGACTCATTGAACGCGTCCCATCCTCCAGTATACTCTTGCTTATGTACACCAAGATGATTGCCCCAACACTCTAGAGAGTTGCCACCCAGTGGGTGTTGTCCCTTATCTGGGTACATCATTCGTGATACGACCAGTGTATCTAGACACTTAGACATATCAATACCACCGTACAATCTATTCAGTACGGGAACATCATAAGCAATAATGTTGTGACCAATAAGCTGGTCTGCTTTCTTGAGTAAATCAATACCGTCCTGTATTTCACAGGGACCGAATGTGTTTACCTCTTGTGTATCTACATTGATAGTTACAAGGCAATGTACTTGAGTTACCTCAGGTATGATATCGCCTTTCTTATTTAAGTTAAGTTCGTTTAATCCATTTGCTTCGATATCAAATACGATCCGGTTCATAAGGATCTCCTTTATCTATTCTTTGTATATCTCCATGTTGCTTTAGATTGGTAGACAGCGGGAGGTAATCCCTCCCCTCTGTCTACCTTCACAGTATTGTAAACTCTTCCATCGGGGAACATGACGGATGAGTATTGGTCCTTACCAATAGAGTAAGACGCAGTAATTCTTTCGAGTTCTCTTTTGATTTCTACTTTAGATTTAAAGTTGTCTTCGGCATCCGTAATATTAATATCATGGATACCATCTGGTAACACAGTAAGGTCTTTGTCAATACTAATCGAACGATCAGAATCAATCATTTCAATGGGGTTAATCTCACTCATTACTAACAGGCTCGAAAGAAACCTCTCCTGTTTCTGTTACAGCATATTCAATCTCGTCAAGTCTACCTGACTTGCGATCAAAGTAAAGAGCCGTAGCAATACCTGCTCTACCAGTAAGCCGGTTCTTTAGGATGCGAACTATTGTAGTGTTCGCCATACGTTCATCCGGGTTTTGCCTATCTCGCTCAAGACTAAGGACAACATTAGGCACGGAAGCCAGACTACCAGAACCACGCAAATCTTGAAGGGTGATACGATCACCTTCTTCATACGCTTTGCCACTCTTCTTAAGTTGTGACACGACATCAATACGTACTCCTGTTCTAGATACAAGTGATCTCAATTCTTTCATGATGTTATCAATAAGCAAACGCTCTGAGTTACCACCATCAAAGTCCGAGATATCACCCATCAAACCCGTAGCAGCAGCAGTAATATGATCAAGTACAATAACATCCACCCCAAGCGATACCGCCATGAACTCGATGCGAGCGCATAGATTCTTGAGTCCGTTGTTGCCCAAGTGATCATAAATATAGAAAGATGTTTCAGACAATTGCTTACGTGCATCAGCATATTCTTCATCAGTAAGATCATCAATAACCTCCATGTGAATAGGGTCTTTGCCCATTTGTTCTCGCAATTGATTCAAGATACGAGCAGCCTTGATACTTCTCACTGGCTTGTTAAGCATGAGAGAAATCATATCATCAAGAGTTTCTTGTGGTGATTCCTCAAGCATGATAGCACCAACGCTACGTCCTTCTTCAAGGTGGTGGTGCATAAGCTCACGCAGAATTGTAGACTTACCGGAGCCAGTACCCGAACACCACAGACTAATCTCACCGGAGCGTTGACCAATAAGGAACTCGGTCAACTGGTTGAACGGGAATGGATACACTCTTGCTTCTGCAATGTCTGTATTATCTTGAACCTTAGACACGTGTACAATCTCGTCGGGACTGTATGCTTGTGCTTGCCAGAATGAATTGATTAGGTCAGTAACCACACCCTTCATCAAACATTCATTAGCATCCTTGAATGGCATCGTACCAATCTTTGCTTTACCTGCGGGCAACAACTCTGCAACTTCTTTGGCTGCTTTCTTGCCTGCATCATCTTGATCGAACATAAGAATGACTTCATCAAACGATGAGACAAATTCCAAGTTCTCTTTAATAGAACGGACAGCACTGGCTGCTCCATTTGGTAGGGATACCACAGGGTATTTACCTGACAGCACTTGGAACATACTCATGCAATCATACTCACCTTCGGTAATGCAAAGACGCTTTCCTCCGTTTTTCCAAAGATGCTGACCCCATAAGGTAACACCGCGAGAGTTGCCCGACCAATAGAACTTCTTGTCTGGACCTCTCAGATGCTGAGCTTTAATGCTTCCGTTATCGTAGAAGTTTGCAATCTCAACACGCTTGTTGTTGATGTTTGCAATTTCATACCCGTAACGACGGGCGGTTGACTCACTGATACCTCTATCATTTAGAGATACAATAGAGCCTTTGTAAGTTTTGAATTCTTTCTTTTCCAATTTAACTTCCATGTTTGTTTTATCACCTCTTTTGTAATAGCCACACGAATAACAATACGCATGACCGTCATCATATACTGCTAGATTATCTCCCGAAGTATCATTACCTAGGGACGCACATTTTGGACAACGCTCCCTGTGGGTAACTGCGCTGTCAGATTTTAACTGATCCATATACACTCCTTAGTAGACCCGATGGGAATCGAACCCATTACCTTTCGCTTATAAGGCGAACGCTCTCACCACGTATGAGCTACGAGTCCTTAACGCTCTCGGCAGGATTCGAACCTGCACTCTACTGATTAGAAGTCAGTTGCATTATCCGTTATGCTACGAGAGCAATAGCTCCGATGGGACTCGAACCCATACTGGAAGGATTTTAAGTCCTCTGCCTCTGCCATTGGGCTACGGAGCCAAGACTAGGAGCGGGATATTTCACCCGCCCCTAGCGAGAGGTGTCACCCTATTCCAAGGGTGAAGTATCCCGGTTCATCTGGTGAAGCCCACTGTTTGCTAGCGTAGACAGACTTAATTAGTGTATCGTCAACCCAAAGTTTACCATTCAGACTGTCGAAGATAGCCTTAACATAGTTGTCTATGTCTGGTTTCGGTTGGATTAACTTGGTTGTTTTAGGTCTAGTAACATACAGTTCCAGATCAACATGCATGATCTGATCAATAGGTTCAAAGTCTCCTAAGACTTCTTCAGCAACGTTGATCATATCTAACTTGAACTTTTTATATGGTCCAGTAAAATATGCACCGTGCCTAGATACCCTTGGTCTAGATGCTGCGACGGGACTGATAGGGAATGTAAACTCAGAAGGGAAGGTCATCTTCTTCTTGCTCCTCAATTACTTCTTGTTCCGAAGTGGATTGAGCAGCAACATAACCACCTTCAGTTGGGGTAAACCCATTATCTTCTGTAGCATTCTTCTCAATGATCTGTACACCGTTAAGAAAGAAACTAACAGAGTTATCACGATCAATGACAACAGGTGCGAGTTTCAGACGTACGACATCACCTGCGGTAGGCGTGTCATCGGTCTTGTTTGTTTGAGAATCAAGACACGGGAACTTCATGACGTTATCTTTGGCATAGAGTTTAGTCTTAGCCTTGAGGGTAACAGTACCATCGTCATTGTCTTCCTTCATACCATTGATCTTCTTGGCTCCGAGATCATTCTTAATGGTATCCAAAGTGTTCTTAAGACTCTCATCAACAACTACAGTGATGTTGTGGTTGGAAGTATCTGCACCAAACTTATCGTCTGGCTTGTGCAAATGTGACCACTTAACGGTAAGGTCTTGGGTAATAAACTTAGACGCTTTCTTCATTAGATTCTCCTTGTTCTAACTCTTGGTTTCCTGCTTGTAAAATCTGGCTAATAGTTTCGTTAATGCTTCCGCTAATACCAGTCAACGCTTGATTGATATTGGCTAACATGTTAAGCACAACGTCGGTACGAATACCAGCGGGGAATGCTGGCTCTTGTACTTCTTCTTGCATTTCTTCAGACATTAAGTCTCCATTACTTCTAAATAGGGATGACCATCAATAACAACTCCAGCAGACAACACTGGCTGCTTAAGGAAGTTCTTACCGTATCGCATAGCCACGTGATCCATGTCTACGCCACAGCCAACCTGCATCCCAAACACAGGCTTGCCGTATTGAGTACTATGCATTTCAATACCAGCACTCGAATGTAAATGCCCCATCACAAAGGACTGTCCTTGCTTAGAGGCAGCGGTACTTGCGGCGTTCGCTCCGCTTCTTCCAGTACCATGTGTGTAAACTACATCATCAATGTTATGTGTGTAGTCCCAGAACCATTTAGTATTCCACAACTCATTGTACTCTTTAAAGTAGCACGGTGGAATA